GCATTAGAGAATGTAAAAGAGGAACTAGAGAAGGAGGCAGCCTAGATGAGTGAGCAGAAGATAAAGGGCATGTGGAAGTTAAAGGCTCCTAAACAGATTCCTAAATCCACTGCCCCTATGCTAGGAATGGTTTATCAAAGTCAAGATAAGTTCTTTGGTAAGAAAGTAATAGGAGTTCTAGTTGAGATGTTTGATCAGAACGATGAAGCAGTACTAAGAACTACAGAAGGAAAACTAATCTCAGTAGATAAAAAAAGTTTAAAAATAGTTGTATCAGATTAAAATAGTTCTTATATTTAGGTATTAATAATTAAAAAGATAAACATTATGACAAGAGAACAATTTTTAAACGGTACACCATTTAGAGTAGGTTTTTTATCTTACAAAGGAGCTGAGACTTATAGCTACAACCTAAAAGACAATTACATGTCCAAACAAATCAGATCATCCATAGATGAGAGAGTAGTATTAGATGATTATGTTTGTAATGTGTATAAGATAGGTAGGGTAGGATTTACAGCAATTGCCTTTGTAATGAAAAAGAAAGTAGTAGTTAAATATCGATTTGAAGATTTGGTAGAATTTAAAGAGGAGGCTTAGGCCTCTTTTTTTTGCTATGAGGTCAAGGTGATGTCACTGTGATGTCAAGTTGCGAGAAAGTTGATAGTATGATTCCCTCAAACGGGTAGCACGTCGGGTTCACGCCCCACATAGAGTAATATATTTCTGATGAAAATTGAGGTATGGGGGTATATATTTATATATACTACATAGCTTTAAGAAAAATGTTGTTATAGATTCCTAAGATCCCTCCCAAGTACTCTAAGGTGTCCTCCCTCTCAAGTTTGGTCTATATAGCTGCTAAACCCTAGCACGGTTACCACCTACACCCCCAACCTCTTCTATAATATAAAAAATTGTTTTTGATTTTCCAACTCACCTTTTTGTGTATTTTTCCAGAAAACCTCGGGAAAAAATTTCGGAAAATTTTTGTATACGGAAACAATATATATTTATACTAAAGCACATACAGTGAAAAAACTAAATGCAGATGAACTTTTCGGTATATTCTCAGCCAATGACGAGGAGGTATACAAGGAAAATGGTATGGAAGATATTCTTCACGAGACTTATATGTTATTTGGTATGGCTATAAAAGGTGTGGAGAATTATTACATAATGGAACAGATGTATCAAAACCGTTATGGAGAATCCTTTTCTAACGTAAGAGAATCTATCAAGCTAAAGTACTTTACCGGTCTTATGAAATACCTACAGAGAATTGATGTATCACAATCAGAGACGTTATATGAGTTAAAAGATCTATTTGGAGAACCGTCAATAGAGTATGCAATTAAGGAAATGGTAGATTTCTTTGTAAAATTGGAGATGTATGAAAATTGTGCACTATTAATGAAGTTTTATAAGGTATTTTTTCCTAAAAAAAGTTGGATATCGTAATATTAGTTCTTATATTTAGGTATAGTAATCAATTAAAAATAAAAGTTATGTTAGAAAGTATTTTAAACACCGTTTTTTCGTTACCGTATTTAGCTATAGGGGTAACCATTGCTGCTATTTTAGATATAGCAATTCACTACACAAAAGTAACTACCCGGTTTACTTTAATACAGATATGGGGATGTACTATGTGTTGGCCTGCAATTCTTGTAGTACTTGCCGGAGCATTTATTTATGGACAAAACAAGTAAATTATGTTTAGAGATAAGATAGACTTAGAAACAGCCAAGTCTTTGGCAGAGTCCGGACATATTACCATTGTCGATGCTTCACCAGAATCTCTCCTGCCTTTTGGCCAGGAAGGAAAACAATGGAAAGAAAACTTCTTAACACTCCAGGCAAAACATCGTCATATACCTTCCAGTAAACTCCTTTCCTTTCTTTCGGCACGGTATCTTATAGAAATCTCTGAAGGTCTTATTGATAAGGATACAAATACCTATTCCTGGAGGTATCTTCACGGTATAGAGAATGCTAAGGTAAAAGAGAAGTCTAAAGATAATATTGAATACGTATATGTTCTTGTAAATCCCGCCTATCCTTCCTTGGTTAAGATTGGAATGACCATTCACGATGTTCATAGGAGAGTTAAAGGAATTAACGCTACTGCCACGGTTGAAGAATGGGTTCCAAAATTTGCTCTTCCATTGAGGAAGGGTAAGGCATTTGAAGTTGAACAATCTGTTCATACTTTCTTTGCTTCCTTAAGGGTTTCTTCCGATAAAGGAGGTAAGAGAGAATTTTTCGAGGTAAGTCCATTTACGGCTTTTGATAAGATTCGAGAAATTGGAGATATGTTTCGGGTAGGGGATCCTATTATTTATTAAGTTATATAAAAATTCTTGCGAACTTAATAGATGTTTGGTAGGGATATATAAAAAATCTTGCGCGGCGATTCTTCGAAAATAATTGTTGTTTTAGTTGCTCCCCTGCTTTTTTCTTCGTATATTTAGGTACAATCAAAAAATTATATTATGAAACAGTTACGTATTTTATTTTTATTAGTAGTATCATTATTCGTTTTTAGTTGTTCAACCCCTGAGATTGAACCAGATGTTTGTTTAAATGGAGATTGCGGGGCTGAATTCTGGGTATCTACTTTAGGGCATCCTGGAACTTATCAAGATACTCAAGGTGTTTGGCATATTAAACATGCTAATTTAAATTACTTTACCATAAAAGGTAAAATAAATCAGTTAGATCCTCACTATGTTATCAATGGAGTTCCTTTAGTTACTACTGCTTTTGATTCAAACATGTTCTATACTTTAGGAAATGTTATTTGGACTTACCCTGTTTATTCTTACTTAGGGCTTTGGACAAGTAATCAAATGAACACACCTATTCCTATAGGAACTCAGACTTATACTTTTCCTCAATTAATTCAGCAAACTACAGTACAGAATTTAGCAGGATATGAGATTCAACATAACCCTAACGTAAATATGAATCACCCAGCATATAAAACGTATTTCTCAACCTATAGCAAATATAACTATAATCCTCAACAAAATATGGTTTTCTTTGATGATTTTGAGGGAATGTCTGCTACAATTTATATAGAAGTTACTTTAGGAGAGAATAAAAAAACTATTACAAAAGAGTTAAAAATAGTATTTGAACCTTAGTAGTTGCCTTTTTAAAAAAAAGTTCATAACTTCTACTTATATAATAATATTAATAATAAAATAAAAAATTAACTAATTCATAAATAAATAAATAAAAATGAGAAATAAAGATTTATTCGAACAAAAGTTAGAAAAATTCGAAGCAGAAGTTAAAAAACAGGGGTATCATATCCGTAGAGGAGAGAATGATATTGCTTATGAAAGAGTAGAAGAGCTTTTAGAGAAGATAGGGGATATGAGAACTTTATTAAATACCGAATCTCAAGACTAATGAATTTATCGGCAGAACAAATTCAAGCAAATTGGGGTAAGCATCTAAAAATAGTAGATACTTTCATTACCGGAGATAGAAAAGATAGGTTAAAAGACTTATATACTTCTCTAGCTGAAGAAATGATCATGGCACCTGCCTCTGGTAAACCTTCCTATCATAATGCTTTTCCTGGAGGATATATTGACCATGTCAACCGTGTTGTTCATTGTGCTTTAAAAACTAAAGCTCTTTGGGAGGAAATGGGAACTACTATTGATTTTACTGATGAAGAATTAGTTTTCTCTGCCCTTAATCATGACTTAGGTAAAATAGGATTTAAAGGACAGCCAAATTACCTTCCTCAAACAGATCAATGGAGAAGAGATAAATTAGGAGAGATTTATACTTACAACTCAGAATTACCTTTTATGTTAATTCAAGATAGGTCTTTGTTTATTCTTCAAAAGAATAGAATTGAAATGTCAGAGAATGAGTACTTTGCTATTAAGTTACATGACGGTTTATATGATGAAGTAAATAAACCTTACTACATTACATTCAACCCAGATTCTAAATTAAGAACTAATCTACCGTATATTTTACATCAAGCAGATTTTCTAGCTTCTAAAATAGAATACGATAGATGGAAGAATCAACAACCTGCTCCTGCTCAAACTCCTATTAAGACAAGAACTACAACAGGAAAACCTGCAGTAAGCTCTTCAGGATTAGCAGCAGCATTAAAAAATATTTAATTATGATATACGCATTATTAAGTGCTATTATTTTAGTTTGTGTTTATATTATTTGGAATTTAAACAATAAACTAGTAAAAGCAGAAGATGTCATCGAAGAGCAGATAGACTATCTAAGAAAGGTTTCGTTAACAATACAAGAATCAAATTTATATGTTAATCAATTAGACGAGAAAGGACATTTTAGAGCCGACGACGAAATTGGAACCTTTTTTAATTTCATGAAAGAAATCCAAGACCTAATAAACTCTTTCCGTCTTCCAGAAGATTATGGAAAGAAAACAAAATAGTAATTATTACTTCACACAAGAAACAGAGGATGCTATAGTACTTTATAATGCGTCCTCTGATCCTGTTTTCCGAAACAGGTTATTCTCTCAAAAATTATATTACCCTTTTTATAAAATGATTGAGAATATCATTCATACATTTAAGTTCTATTATATGGACGTAGATAATGTAGAAGATCTCAAACATGAAGTAATGGCGGTAATAGTAGAAGAAAAGTTAGGAGGATTCAATCCTGAGAATGGAGCAAAAGCTTTTTCTTATTTCCAGACTATTATTAAGAGATGGTTAATTCAGTATAATAACAACAACTATAAAAAACTTAAGCAAGTAGGATCTTTTGATGAAATTCACGACTCTTATGAGAGTAATGTAGAGGATTTAAACACAAGAAAAATTCCTTTATCCAATGTGATTGATATTTTTATAGAAGATTGTTATAATGATTTTGAAGAATTATTCCCTAAAGAACAGGATAAAGCAGTTGCAGATGCAGTATTGACATTATTTAGAACTCGTCACGATGTAGAAATTTTTAAGAAAAAAGCCTTGTATATCTACATTAGAGAGATGACTGATTGCGAGACACCTACCCTTACCAGAGTTATTAATAGACTAAGAGATCAGTTCATTACAATGCATAAATCTTATACAGATAATGGGATTGTAGTAGAATATAATCCTGCTTAATATTTATAAAATAAATAGAGTATGGGATTAGAAACAGTAGTATTCGGAAAAAAGACAGTATCAGATATCTTAAAAGAGGTATACGATAATTCAAAAAGAAAAGATCTGCAGATTAATGCACTTATCGGAGAACTAAAACCACTGGTGGATAATGTAGGAGATGCTACATTGGTGGTACCTATGATTAAGGAATACTTAGAGGTAGGGGTAAAGAATGATGAACACTTAATTAAAATGCTTGCCATAGTTCAAAGAATGGAAGGCGGGGGTAAAGGTTCTGAAGCTGATTTCTTTAATCCTGAAGAATTAGCCAAGCTAATGGAACAGAGTCAAGAATTAGGTAAAGAGCTGGATAACGAGGATAAGTAATGGCATACAAAAGTCACATAAAGACCAGCGGCGTTAGAGGTGGAGGAGGAGGAGGGAAAGGATCTTCTAAAAGTGCTTCTAGTGTAAATACTTATGGAAGGGTAATTCATGTAGTTTTATCTCTAGATGATCCATACTGTTTAAACCCAAGCATGATTAACGGGGTATATTACCGTACACCAAAAGTAGCAGCAGACGAAACTGATATAAGTAAATTTCCTTTCGCTTACCAGGGTAGTGCTCAAAACAGAACTATACCGCTTCCAGGAGAAATGGTCACTCTGTATACCGGAGCAGATACAAACAGCCTAGCAAACCCAGGAGCAACAAAACCGTACTGGAAGGAAGTTGTAAACTTA